CTTATTAAAGCCAGGCACTCGTAAGAAGAAGCCAGTGGTAAGAAAGCAACGTAGTAAAGCACAAGACCCAAGCTGGGAAACTTCATTGGATATGAGCGGCCAAGCCTATCATAGGCATAAGATGGTATCTGTTGATTGGTATTACCAAGAACGTAAGCCTGTAGAACTGTTTCCAGATTTACTTGCATGGATGAAAGAGAATAACTATAGCAAAGAAGATATTGCTACAATGAAACGTCATGGTTATAATGGTATGGTTTACACCTGTATATATGCTCGATGTTTACGACAAGGTATGCCAGATATACATCCAGATCATAATGCACATTGGCAAGAATTGCCAGGTACTATGGGTGATATAAAGCGGACCAGTGAGTATATAAACAAAAGTATAGTAGAAGCAATTGATAGAACTTTGCCAGCACCAAAGCTAGTAGTAGACAACACTAAACCAGCAGTAGCACGTAAAAGCATACAAGAAAACATGCGAGATAAGACTCGTGCAATTGAAGGTGCAGTCCATGATTTAATTGACGAATTTATGAACAGTGGATATAAAGATCCGGATAAATTTTCATTGATGAAACTGTTACGTACTGAAGGTTGTCCTCCGCAAACAATTGATATCATTGCTGATCCACTTAAAGCACAATTAAATGAAATCAATGAGTTGATGACACCTCCAACAAAGAAACAACTTGAAAAAATGTCAGAGCTTGAACAAGACCTAGTTGCACAACTAGAAGAAGGTTATTCACATCTTGGTAAGTTACAAATACGTGCTTTACAAAAGTTTCTTGAACGTGCAGTTGGTGAATGTGCAAGTTATGTGCAAGTTAAAAAAGCAGATCGTCAACCACGTCCGGCTAAACAAAAGACACCAGCACAAATAGTAAGGAAGTTTAAGTATCTTAAGAAATTTGAGGAACTTGGGTTAACAAGTGTTAGTCCTGAAAAGATGGTTGGTGGTACCGAAGCATGGCTTTACAATACCAAAACACGTAAATTGATATATGTAATTGCTGACGAGGTAATACAAACCTACAGTATAAAAAGCAACAGTGTAATCGGCTTTGATCCAAACAAGAGTGTACAGAAAACACTGCGTAAACCAGCAGAGCAGATCAAAGAATTAATGAATGGTGGTAAACCTAACAATAGAAAGCAGTTTTCCAACATCAAAGCCACTGAAATCAAATACAACGGTCGTGGCAATGAACATGTAGTAATACTCAAGGCTTGGTGATCAGCATAAATACTGTCATAGGATGGTATTATGGCAGTAGAACAAACACTCGATCAAACACTAGATATAAAGAAGCAAGAAGTAATTGACTATGTTAAGTTACAATTAGGTGAAGGTATTATCGACACAGAATTGGATGCTTCCCATTATGAAGCCGCTTACCAAAGAACAATTGGTACGTATAGACAACGTGCTGAAAATGCTTTTGAAGAAAGTTATAACTTTTTAACCTTACGTGAAGGAACAAATATCTACACACTTCCTAGTGAAGTGCAGAGTGTTCGACAGGTATTTAGACGCACTATTGGTTTCAGCAACGGTGGAGAAGGTACTGCATTTGAACCTTTTAGCTCAGCCGCACTTAACACATATCTACTTAACGGAAATCAAATGGGCGGACTCGCTACATATGATTTTTACACACAGTATGTAGAACTAACTGCAAAAATGTTTGGTGGCTTTCTTAATTACAATTACAACAGTGCAACAAAACAGATTACACTGATGAGAGATATCAAAGGTTCAGGAGAAGTTGTATTGCTTTGGTGTTACAACCTACGTCCAGAAGTACAATTGCTTACTGATTTCTCAACATCACAGTGGATCAGAGATTACATGGTTGGTAACTGTAAACTTATAATTGGTGAAGCAAGAGAAAAGTTTGCTACTATTGCCGGACCGCAAGGTGGTACTGCACTAAACGGTGCACAGATGAAGGCAGAAGGCCAGGCAATCATGGATAAGATGGTTGAAGAACTTAAACTTTATATAGATGGTTCACAACCCATGTCTTGGGTAATCGGCTAATGCGTGCAACGGAATTTATCACTGAACACGAAATGGTGTTTAGTAGAACAGGCAACAAACTTAAAACAAAATGGCGTTGTACCAGTGGTACAAGAAGAGGCCGTGTGGTAGGCAATGCCAAAGACTGTGATGCTCCTATCGATCAAAAGAAGCGGGCACAAATGAAAGTGACTCGCAAGACAAAAAGTAAAGTTGCCGCAAGAAAATCCAAGAAGACCAAAAGAGTAAATCCAGCAAGTAGGATTTTAGGCATGTTGAATAAACTACGCAAAGGCAGTGTTAGCTCAGGCGGTAAAGTTCAAAAAGCATACAAGCCACCAAAGTCAAGCCTCAAAGGCACAATCGGAACTAAAAAAACAGTAAAACCTAGAAAATAGGTTGACATAGTTTCATTATCTGCTATAATGATAATATGGATATTATGATAGATATAGAAACTGTAGGTACTGGCCCTGACGCTTGTATCCTTACAATAGCGGCCCAGACTTTTGATCCCCTAAGTACTGGTTACCAAAAACAAGATTATTATGCCAGAGTTGATGTTGATAGTCAACCTGATAGAGAAGTGGATGATTCAACTGTTGAATGGTGGGCTACACAGCCTAAAGAAGCACAGGATGAGGCATTTGGAGAAGAGGGAAGAATACCTCTAAAACAATCTCTTGAAGAACTGAGCAAGTTATGCTTTCACTGTAAACTAACTTGGGCAAATGGTACAACATTTGATATGGTTATACTAGAGAATGCGTTTAAGCAATTGGGATTACCTATACCTTGGCAGTTCTGGAATGTGAGAGATGCAAGAACAGTATACAGTTTGTATCCAGACTTGCCTAAGCCACGTGCTAGTCACCATGCATTAGAAGATTGTCGTAGACAAATTGATTTATTACAAAAAACACTTAAACATCTTAGGGTAGCAGGACTCAAATGATAATTGGTATATGTGGATTGATAGGGTCAGGTAAAGGCTCAGTCGGAGACATTTTAGTCGAGCAAGGATACAAAAAAGTAAGTTTTGCTGACAAACTTAAGGATGGTGTCGCAACTATCTTTGGTTATGATAGATCTATGCTAGAAGGCGATACCAATGAAAGTAGATCCTGGCGGGAACAAACAGATGAGTTTTGGTCAAAAGAAACTGGCAGAACAATTACACCAAGAATTGTATTACAAGAATTTGGCACTGACTGTATGCGTAATGGTTATTATGATGGCGTTTGGGTAAGTTTGCTAAAACAACATATACTTGACAACCCTGGAAATTATGTGATACCTGATGTTAGGTTCCGCAACGAACAAGATATGATTAGAGAACTGTCAGGACAAATTTGGCGTGTGCAACGTGGAGATGTTCCAGAGTGGTATGGTTGTGCTATGCTAGATAATACCACAGGCGGTAATCTCATGGAAGCCTATGATATACATTCAAGTGAATACAAATGGATTGATCTCAACAACAAGTTTGATACTACCATTTACAACAACAACACACTTGATCAATTAAAGCAATTAGTCCTCAACGAGATCACCAACTCTCCAAGGTAAGTCTAGCCTTGTAATTTCTACAGTACAATTCAAACATACGTTTCTCAAGTTCGTAAGATCTACGTTGTTTAAATTTCCATCCATGTGATATACTAATATTTGTGCTCCACTTTTTGCACGAAAGTTGCATCTGTCACATCTTAGTTTTTTCTTAAAACCACTTGTCCTCCATCGAGGATCTTTGGCTTTGATTTTTTTATTTCGTCGGATACAACTGTCACACCTAGTCCTGTAGTGTGTTTTGTTCTCTTTGATATAATTGATTGCAACCAATTGACGGTTGCATGCGTTACAAATAGGCCTCTTCATACGGTTATTTAGTAATACAAACCTTTGCAAAGGGCAGTGTTTACGGCAGTATTTGGAAGATTCTTATAAATATCAGTAAGAGATTTAAACACAAAGGAAGTGAAAACATGGCACTAACATCACCAGGCGTAGAAGTTACCATAATAGACGAAAGTAATTATCTACCAGCCGCAACAAATTCAGTTCCATTTATTTTGATAGCAACGGCTCAAAACAAAGTAAGTGGTGCAGGCGTAGGAGTAGCCGCAGGAACAACTGCAGCCAACGCAAATAAACCTTACTTGATAACATCACAAAGAGACTTATCAGCAACATTTGGAACACCGTTTTTTTATAGTACTGCCGCTGGCACAAGTATTAACGGATATGAACTAAATGAATATGGTTTACTAGCCGCATATTCTGCATTAGGCGTAAGCAATAGAGCATATGTTCAAAGAGCAGATGTTGATCTAAGTCAACTTACTGCAACAACAACACGTCCGACTGGAGATCCAGCTGATGGTACTTACTGGTTTGATACTGGTGTAAGTGCATATGGTGCTTTTGAATGGTCAGCAACAACAAACGTTTTCACCAACAAAGTTCCAACAGTGATAACAAGTGTTGCAGACTTAGTTGGCGGTGGTTCAGGTGGTGTACCTTTAGCTTCAATTGGTAGCATTGGTGATTATGCAATCAACACAACAAATACAAGCAACCCAATGTATTATAAGTCACCTGGTAATGCTTCTAGTAGTCCAGCGGTAACTGCAAATTCATGGGTACTGGTGGGAAGCAATAGTTGGAAGAATTCATGGCCAACAGTAATTGGTACTGCAACAAATCCAACAGTAACTGCCGGTAATAGCATGATAATTAATGACACCAGTGTTACTTCTAGTGGAACAAGTTTAACAACTATAGTAAGTGATATTAACGGTGCCAGTATCACCGGCGTTAAAGCATTAGTAAGTTCTGATAACAAGTTAGAAATCTATGCAGACGGAACAGCAGCCAACGATGGTTCAACTGATAACGGCAATGGTATTGTAATGATTGATGATGGTAACAACTCAACATTGTTAACAGAGCTAGGTATTGCAACAAGTACATCAAGATCAGGCAAGGCATATTATGCTCCAGTTGTTCATTTTGGTCCAAACTACAGTAACCCACAATGGCAGAGCTTTGATGCAGAGCCTCATCCAACAGGGTCAATTTGGTATAAAACAAACAATGTGAATCTTGGTGCTAACTATGTACTCAAAGAGTACGCAGTAGCAACTGATACATTTACAACACTTAATAATCCTCTTTACACAAATGATCAAAGTGCATTAAAAGCATTAGATCCTACAGGAGGCGGAACAAATATTGCAACTGGAAGTTTGTATTCTCAATATGATGTAAATGATGATGATACATATACAACCAAAATATTAGAGAGATTTACAACCGGCGCAACACTTGTGACAGGAACAATTTCTGCTCCAACATTTATTGCTGAAGAGACATTTACAATTCAAGCAAGTGCAAAAAACAGTAATACACTTACCACTGCGGTAACTGCCACACTTAAAGGCTCTAATGCTACAGACTTTGTTGCAGCTTTTACTGCCGCAAATGTAGCAAATACAACTGCAAGAGTATTATCAACTGGTGCAGTGCAAATCGAACATACAGAAGGCGGAGTAATTCACTTGAAAGACACAAGTGGAGATCCGGTAAATGATACAGGAATAAGTTCAGCAATTACAACAGGACAAGTTAGAAACGGCTCTGCAGCAGCAGCAGATTTAATTCTAAGTAACTGGATTCCATTAGGATTTGGTACAACTCCAGTTTACACTGCAAGTTCAACTGCACCAAGTATTGATCCAGCAGACGGAACATTCTGGTATTATAGTACAACAGATGAAATTGATATTATGATTCAAGATGGTGGAGCATGGAAAGGTTACCAAAATGTAACCTCAGATGCTAGAGGTTTTGATCTAAGTGCTACATCACCAGATGGTCCAATTGTAAGTTCCACAGCACCAACATTGCAAAGCGATAGTAGTGCATTGGTATATGGTGATATTTGGATTTCAACTGCTGACTTAGACAACTGGCCATTAATTTATAGATATGAAAGTGTCGCTTCAGTTGATCAATGGGTATTGATAGACAATTCAGATCAAACAGGGCAAAATGGAGTATTATTTGCAGATGCACGTTGGGCTGGAAACGGAACAACTGATCCAATTACAGGCGATATACCAACTATCAAGAGTTTGCTAACAAGCGACTATTTGGACCTTGGCACTGCAAATCCAACACTTTATCCGGCAGGAATGTTACTATACAATACAAGACGTAGTGGATTTAATGTTAAGAGTTTCCAATCTGATTATTTTAATGCCACAGACTTTCCGTTTGCTACATACGGTGCATTGCCAACAGTGAAAGATGCTTGGGTAACTGCAAGTGGTAATCAAACAGATGGTGCTATGTATGCTGGTAGAAAAGCAGTGAGAGCAATTGTTGTTTCTGCACTAAAAGCAAGTGTTGATGCTACACAAGAATTAAGAGAAGAGCAAAAAATATTTAACTTATTGTGTTGCCCTAATTATGAAGAACTAGCAAATAACCTAGTAGCATTAAACAATGAGAGAAACAACACTGGCTTTATTCTAAGTGACATGCCAATGCGTACACCAGACACAGGAACAGCTATTACCAATTGGGCAACCAATGCAAACGGTGATGGATTAACAACTGCTGATCCATACTTTGGAGTGTTTTATCCAAGTTGTCAAACAACAGACCTATCAGGAACAACAGTAGTTGCTCCGGCAACACACATGCTATTGAGAACTGTGATACGTTCAGATGATGTAGCGTTTCCTTGGTTAGCACCAGCAGGCACAAGACGTGGTACTGTTGACAATGCAAGTCAAATTGGATATGTAGATGCAACAACAGGTGAATTTGTACAGACTGCTGTTAGACAAGGATTAAGAGATACACTTTATTCAAATAGTGTAAACCCAGTTACTTTTATTCCTGGTTCAGGCATACTTAACTATGGTAACAAAACAACCTTTACTGGAAGTTCACTTGATAGAATAAACGTTGCAAGACTTGTAGCATTTATACGTGCTAGACTAGAAACAATTGGTAAGAACTTTGTGTTTGAGCCAAATGATACCACAACACGTGATGAGATTAAAAACTCTATTGAGAGCTTGATGATTGATCTTGTAGCAAAACGTGGTATATATGATTACTTGGTAGTATGTGATACTTCTAATAATACACCGGCTAGAATTGACGCCAACGAGTTATATGTTGATGTTGCAATTGAGCCAGTAAAAGCTGTTGAGTTTATCTTTATACCAGTTAGAATTAAAAACACAGGTGAGATATCCGCAGGTAACGTAGCAAGTGCGGCTGCGGTTACATAAGACAAGAAAAAAAATATAAATGGAGCTTCGGCTCCATTTTTTTGTGGCAAAAATTTGATAAATACTTTTGTAATAAGGAGAATTAGAAAATGGCCGTATCATCGCTAACAAGAATGACAGTACCTTTGGCGTCAGACCAATCCAGTCCAACTCAAGGACTGTTAATGCCAAAACTAAAATATCGCTACCGGGTGGTATTTGAGAATATGGGAGTGTCTACACCTAGAACAGAACTTACCAAACAGGTAATGACTTTTACTAGACCTACTATAAACTTTGAAGAAATTGAAGTACCAATCTACAACAGTAGA